CCGCCTTGTAGGAATCCGCAGTTCAAAGGTTTTGGGGTACGCTGGAATAATGTTGACTGTGGTGACTGGTCCGCCTTGTGGTGGCAAGTCCACTTTCATACGCGAGAGCGCAAAGCCAGGTGACATCATCGTTGACATGGACAGGATTGCTTTGGCCTTGTCGGTTGATGGCACTGAGCCTTTTCAGTATTCGGACTTGGTGCGCTTGGTTGCGCGTGAAGCTCGGAAGGCTGCGGTGAAGGCAGCGCTTGGGGTTGCTCAGGCTGAGAGGCGTTTGGGTGTTTGGATTATTCACACTGATCCGAGCAATGATGAGCGCTCGGTTTATCGTTATGCCGGTGCTCGGTTTGTGGAGATGAATCCTGGCAAGGCTGAGTGCCTGGCTAGGTTGAAGGAAAGACCTGTGCCTAATCAGAAGATTGCGCGCAAGGTGATTGATACTTATTTTGGAAAGAGGACAGCGCATGCCTAATCCTGCTAAGCCTGTTGAGTTGAAGCGCAAGCTGGGGAATCCTGGGAAGAGGGCGATGCCTGGGGAGGGTGAGCTGATGACTATTGAGGCTGGCTTCAGGGAACCGCTGCGACCTTTGGGTGAGGCTGGTCAGCAGTTGTGGGATGAGATATATCTGGTTGGTGGTATGTGGATTAGTCCTCGCAGTGACACACAGCTGTTGCAGATGTGTTGTGAGCTTTTGGATAGGCGCGAGATTCTGCGTGAGGAGTTTCTTGCGGATCCTACTGAGCGCAAGGTGAACATGAGTCTGTTGGAGACTGAGAAGTTGATTCAGACTTCACTGTCGTTGCTTGGGTTTACCCCTTCTGATAGGTCTCGCCTTGGCCTGGCTGAGGTGAAAGCAAAGTCCAAGCTTGAGGAGCTGATGGATCGTAGGGCTAACAGGGTTGAGGAGTTTGAGGATGGAGCAATCTAGCTGGCCTCCACGCTGGTTGACTCCTGTTCCCGAGAAGGCGATTGAGGCAGGCAGGAGGCTTGAACCGGTAACAGAGTTTGCTCAGGCTTTTGGCATCATCACTAAGGATTCGGTGGCTGGTCGCACTGGTGAGCCTTTGGTGTTGCGACCTTGGCAGGTGTCGCTGTTGGAGCATCTCTTTGCTTATGAGAATGGCGGCTACAGACACCAGTCCCAGCTAATCCTTATGCCAAGAAAGAATGGCAAGAGCGCGCTGGGTTCTGTGATTGCGCTTTACGGTCTGATCTGTGGTCCTTCTGGGGGAGAGTGCTACAGCGTGGCGGCAGAAAAGGACCAGGCCAGAATCGTCTTCAAAGATGCTAAGCGCATGATTGAGGCGAGCCCTAATCTTTCCGCAATCACCAAACTGTATAGGGATGCTATTGAGCTTCCTAAACTGGGTTCTGTGTATCGGGTTGTCTCGGCTGAGGCGTACTCTAAAGAAGGTCTCTCACCAACTATGACGGTGATGGATGAGCTCCACGCTCAGAAGAACCGAGATCTCTATGACACTTTCTCTCTGGCTATGGGTGCGCGTGGCAAGCTGTCCACGCTGATAGCAATTTCTACTGCTGGTGTGCGCATGGATTCCACTGGGCGCGACTCGGTGTGTTACAGCCTCTACCAATACGGTCAGAAGGTTGCACGCGGTGAAGTTGATGATCCGAGCTTCTTTATGGCAGCGTGGGAGGCTCCCGAGGAGTCAGACCATCGGAAGCCTGAGACTTGGGCTATTGCTAATCCTGGCTATGGAGATCTAAACGCTGTCTCGGATTTTGAGTCTGCTGTGAGGAGAACACCGGAGGCAGAGTTTCGGACTAAGCGCTGCAACCAGTGGGTGAGCTCGCAGACTTCTTGGTTGCCTTCTGGTGCGTGGGAGGCTTGTGAGGAAGCCTTTGAGGTTTCACCTGATGATGAGATTGTCCTTGGCTTTGACGGTTCTTTCTCTGGAGATGCTTCGGTGATTGTGGGCGCTGTTGTGCCAAAGGATGATGAGCCGGTGAAAGTGTTTCTGGTGAAGGCGTGGGAGAAAGACCTGAACCTGCATGATGATGATTGGCGCGTAGACATTGCGGAGGTGGAGCAAACTGTTTTGGACTTCTGTCAAGCTCACCCTAAAGTGCGTGAGGTTGCTTGCGATCCTTTCCGCTGGCAGAGATCTATGCAAGCCCTGGAGGAGCAGGGTGTGCCTATTGTGGAGTGGCCTTCAACTAGCGCAAGGCGTATGGTCCCAGCTTGTGCCAAAGTCTTTGATGCTGTGATGGAGTCCAGGCTGATTCATGACGGTGATCCTTTGCTCGCCAGGCACTTGAGTAATGCGGTGACGAAGATTGACAACCTTGGTCCACGCATTGTGAAAGATGCAAGGAATAGTCCTAGGAAGATAGATGGGGCGGTGGCACTCATAATCGCAGTAGATAGAGCACTGACAGGCGCTAAACTAGAACCAGTGCCACAATTCTTTGGATAGGTGATGATGTCTAACATTCTTCAGATTACTGGCGCAGTGGCTATTACAGCAGGCGCAATCCTTGTCAGTCTCCCTGTGGGGTTGATTGTGGCAGGCGTTTTCATTCTTCTAATCGGATTGGCTTTGGGGCGATAGTGGTATTCAACAAACTTTGGGAAGACAGGGCAATCAGTTTTCAGACAATCTTTGAGACTGGTGATGACATTGTGTTCAGCAGTGTTGCTGGAACTTATGTCAATGAGGACAACGCCTACCAGATCGCAGCTGTCTGGTCTGCAGTGTCGCTTATCAGTGACACTATTGGCACACTCCCAGTGGATGTTTACTACCGCGATGGCGGCAACCGCGAACTATTCAGACCTAAGCCTTCCTGGGTTGCGCAACCTGATGTGAACTTCCCTGGCCACAGCACTTTCTATAAGAGCGTTTTGGTGAGCCTTCTGATTGACGGCAACGCTTTCGTCAGGATATTCAGCAACCCTCGCGGTGAAGTAGTCAACCTGGTGGTCTTGAACCCACATCAGGTGGAGGTGTCCAGGAATGGTTTGGGCCGGCTCATGTTCACTGTTGTCGGTGAAGAGAAGCCTCTGAGCTCCGAGGAAGTCATCTATATCCCTGACCTTTTGAAGCCTGGCACCATCAGGGGTGTGTCTAGGGTGACGGCCATGAAGGAGAATCTAGCTTTAGGCAAGAGCCTTGAGATGTACGCTGCCAATTTCTTCGGCAGTGGGACCACCTTGCAGGGTGTGATTGAGTACCCTAACGCGCTCACCCAAGAGCAGGCAGAGTCACTCCGCAACTCTTTCGACAACGCTCACAAGGGCTGGAGAAAGTCTCAGCGCACAGGAATCCTCTCTGGTGGTGCAACTTTCAAGTCAACACAAGCAGATCCCGAGAAGTCGCAGGCGCTTGAAGCTCGCCGGATGGCTGTCGAGGATGTTGCAAGGATTTGGCGTATCCCTTCTCACATGCTCAATCTGCCAGGCACCAACACCTACAGCAGCGTGGAGCAGAATATGCTCGCCTTTGTCACTCACACGCTGAGGCCATATGTCACGCTCCTGGAGGAATCTTTCACTCCTCTCATGTCTCGCTACCCTGGTGGCGCTGAGAGTTTCTTGCGCTTCAACATGAATGGGCTTCTGCGAGCCGATATTCAAGCCAGATTCTCCGCTTACTCCACCGGCATCCAGTCCGGCTTCCTCACCATCAACGACATTCGAGGCTGGGAAGACCTGGAAGCTCAGGAAGGCGAAGCGGCCACGCAGGTCCGCGTGCCTCTCGCTAATGTGAACTTGTCTGAGTCTGGTGTGCGCGCACAGCGTGAGAAGGTCCAGATGGTCCGCGATCTAGTCTTTGCCGGCTTCAGTCCTGCCGAGGCTATGGAGATGATTGGTCTGCCACCGGTTGCCCACACCGGTTTGCCTTCAGTGCAGTTGCAGGGTGTCGCACAAGTAGATCCGGAGAATCCAGACAGCGCTTACAAGGATGAGGTGCAGTAATGCCGATTGTCAATTCACAGGTAACACTTGGTACAGCTGCGGTTGAGATTGTCGGCCATGACAATATGCCT